GCATCATCAGCATCACCTGCTCGTTGAGCGCGGCATCGATGACCCGTGGCCTCATGTCGGAGGCACCCTCCCAGGGGAAGGGTTGGGCATTGAGATCGGAGCCGTGCTTGCGGCCGTCGGCGGACTGGCCACTCCAGATATTGAGCCGCGAGGCGTAGGCGTGCTCGCTGCGGGTGTAGTACCAGAAGGCGTCGCGTGTCGACTGGATCAGCTCGGCGGAGAGGACCTCAAGGTTTTCGCCGAGATCGCCCCCGGCATCCAGGGCGCCGATGCGCTCGAGCTTCGATCCGGTTCCGTCGTTGGCAAGTGACATACGCCGGAAGCATACAGGCAGGATGGCGGCACCTTAACGGGGGATCGGGGAAAGGCTGAAGGGATGAATATGGAACTCAGGAACTCAGGAAGTGGGACAGAGAAGAGGCTTTTGTGGCTAAAATCGCGGCCACAAGGTTTGAGCATTCTCCTTTTCAGCTCGGACCGAGGCTACACGTTCACTGCGCGCTGTGCTTCGCTATCGCTTCCTGTCTGTCCCTAAATTCCTGAGTTCATGAGTTCCAGATTATTCAATATGCGCCTCCCGGATGCTGGCGTGGCCGGAGGATGTCCCCCTCGACGTAGAGGAGTTCGGGTTCGGCGGTCACCGCATAGCGGACGCAGTCAAGCGGGTCCTTGGTCGCGGCCTTGTTCCCATCCGCTCCCGTCCACTCTTTGAGGGAATAGATCACATTGGCACAGTCGCGCGAGATGTAGAGTCGGGGCTCGTTCCCGGTGCCGACCGGCTTGTCGGGATCGTAGGCCAGGGCGTTGTTGATCAGGTCGACCCCCTCGTCGATGGCACGGCCGGAGGTGGGGTTGAAGTCGAGATCGATGTCGGCACACTCATCCAGCAGGGTCGTGACCCCGTCCCGGAGGATCGTGGCGCTGCTGGCATAGCGTGAATCCATGAGTCGCTCGCGGATGACCTCATCACCCTCGAGCCTGGCGATCTCCTCCTTGTACTCCTGCAGGCCCCATCCGAAGGTCTTCTGGGCATCGCCCATGTCGCCGTCGGCCTTGCTGGCGCTTGGCACCGCCCAGGGGCCGACCACGCCGACCCCGGTGATGTATCGGGAAGAGTCCGGCCATTCCCGGTAGACAAAGAGGCGGCCCCGGATATCGACCCGGACCCAGATCATGAACCAGTTACGCCCCGAGCAGGGATCGACAATGTGATAGTTGCTCCCCTCCGTCGGGATGGCCTCGGGATCCACCACATGGACATCGTCACGGAACCGTGGGAATCGGGAGACCCTCGACTTCGTGGCCACACCGTAGGCGCGGCAAAGGATAGTTTCCTTGTTCTTCCCCTCCAGCACCACCTTGAGAGAGGGGTAGTTGCCGTAGGGATTTTCCTGGGTGTGGAAGTAGATGATCCCGGCATTGCGCATGACCGGCTGCTGGATCAGTGGCACCTTCTCGAATCCCTCGCCGCTGATCTTGGGAAGGAGCTCGGCCTCGGTCTCCTCGGTGGTCACCGCTCCGTTCAGCACGGAGGCCACGGTCGGGGTGTATCCGGCCACCGGGGTGAAGGTCACATGGAGCAGGCCATTCCTGGTCAGGAGTCGGTAGCGGAGGGCCTCAAGCCAGTCCGGGGTGACCAACTCATCCGCCCAGGCACAGTCCAGTTCGGCACCCTCTACCGATTTCACATCCATGGAGTAGAACTTGAAGACGCACATGGAGCCATTCGGGAGGACGAGCTTGTTCTCGGTAAAGCCGCCACTCACCGAGTAGTTGATCTTGGTGGTGGTTCCTTGGCGGAGCTTGCCCGTGTCGGTCTTGTACTCGGGGGGCAGGTATTTCCAGATCAGGCCCTGCTGGTTCTCGATCGAGGATGCCTCGGTCGATTGCAAACACCAGACCTTGGCAAAGTCCTTTTCGATCATGAGCTGCACGATCCGTTTGGCCGCACGCTCCGACTTCCCGGCACGGTTCCCGCCCAGGTTCCACTCCTCGATCACGCCCACCGGGAATTTCTCCCGCAGCCGTGACCGCTCCGCATCGGCACGCACCCAGGAGGCGGGCTCATGGCCGTAGCGCAGCGGGTCGGCCTTCTCGAGCCGGATCCCCTCCTCCCGGGCGGTGATGAAGGCCGCGAGCTGGTCGCGGGTGAAGATCCGCTCCCGCTCACCGACACGGGCCGCGATCGTGCTATCCTTGCGGCGGCCGATCAACTCGACCAGCGGGTGAACGGGGTGGGGAGTTTGGAGCATGGGCTACCAGGGAATGTCGTCCTCGGCCTCGACGGCCGCCGCGGGCTTGCTCTCGACCTTCGTCTCTCGACCCTCGGCCCGGGCGCTCGGCACCCATGGTTCCTTGACCTCGCCCTTGATGTACTTCTGGCCCTCGATTTTGCTTCCCACCTTGCCCTCGTTGATCCATCCCGCCAGATCGAACTTGGTGCCGTCGGGCAGCTCGATCGATCCGGAGTAGACCGGCTTGCGGGGATGGTCACCCTCCTTCTTGATGTTCTTGAAGAGGACAAAGGTGCCCTTGTTGCTTGCTTGGTTGCTTTCGCTCATTTGGTTTTGGTTGTGGGTTTGGTTGGGGTGAGTTTGTTGAGGCATTTCTCAATCAAAAATTGCTGCAGATAGGTGGTGGCCTCCTCGTGCTTGCGCTTCTCGCGGACGCCTCGTGAGTTGAGGATGTCGCGGGCCGAGTGCAGAGTCTCATGGGCCAGAATGCCGTGCATCTCGGGGGTGGATCTCCACTGGGTCAGGAAGATGACGCTGCCGAGCGTCTTGGTCCGCACGCTCAGGCCGTCGCTCCCTTTCAGCTCGTGGACGTGCTTGGGCTTGTTGACCCCTTTGCGGTGCAGCCACGCCAATGCGGTCCGGTGATCGACCGGCCAGACCAGCCAGAGCTGATCCCGGTAAATGTCGACCGGAATGAGGTGCTCGTTCATGGTGATTAGGCTGTTAGGGGTTTAGGCTGTTAGACTGTTAGGGATGGGGTGAAACGGTCCGACCGGCGTTAAGAGTTTCGTTCCGTTTTTTTAACACCTTGCTGGCCTTCGACATTCGACCCTCGACGCTCGACTTCCTAAAGATCGCATCGAAGTTCTCCCGATACTCCCGGCTGAAGCAGCTCCTCGGGCTGTCACCTTTCCCGGCGCTCATTCACCATCCTCCGGGTAGTCGGGCACATCGAGACCGGTGACAGGAAGTGTCGCTCCCCCCTTCTTCTCGAGCTTCCGGCACGCCATGTAGCCGAGCTCGAAGGCCAGACGGAATCTTTCCATGGCATCGGTGATGACCGATCCGTCGGGATTCAATGCCCTCACCCCCTCGGTCTTCCAGTAGCGCTTCCAGAGCGGATCCTCGGCATAGATGCCGGGATTCTCGACGATGTCAAAATTCATCGGGAGGGTGTCACGGTCACGGGTGATGGCGGCGCGACGGCGCTTCTCTTCGGCAGTCTCGGGTGTTTTCATGGGAGTTGGGTTGATGGGATTGAGTCGAGAGCCTCGTCGACGCTCGTGAGGAAGTCTTCCTGTCCGCCGTCATTGACGATGACCCGCTGGGAAATGATGTGCTGGGACTCGCTGTCATGCGCCTCGCACTGGAAAGCATCCTTCCGCACGATCCGGAGAGTCACGCCGCCAAGACGCAGGACGGCATCGAGCTCATTCGGATAGCGGAGGTCATCGATCACGAGCCGCTGGCCATTCTGCAATCGCCACACGGCCACGCGGAGCCAGGCATTCACCCAGAGGTCGGGGTGGATCAGCTTGCGCCCCCACTCGGTGCCGAGGGTCTGCATCGCCCTCCGCGGACTGACTCCTCCCAGCAGGTCGCAAGGTATCTCCTTCCGGCCCCCCTCGAGGTGATCCTCCTCGAGGCCGAGGGAGCGTAGCATCTGTTTAATCGGGTGAGCGAACTTGAGCAGGGAGTAGCCGCGCCCCACGAGGTGTGCGGCGGCCGTGCTCTTCCCGCAACCGGCCGGGCCGATGAAGGCCACCACGACGGGCCAATGCTCGGGCCATTCGGGCATTTTCAGGGCGGGGAATGGGTGGATCACTCCGGACGGTTCTTCGCGCGGCTTGAATGTCAGGTTCATGGGTTCTTAAGCGGCTTCAAATTCACGAGTGCAACCAAAGTCGTCAGCCACGACGGTCTCGATCACGACAGTCCCACCACTGCTCTCACCCTCTGATTTCGGGTAATGGGTGGCTGTTATTTTTAATGGAATTAAATCAGGAGGTGGCGGGAGGTCGGTTCCAGATCGGGCATTGCGCTGGCGTTCCTTCTGGAGCGAGGGGGTCATGATCCACCAGAGGTCGTCGCGGGTTAACAGGCGAAGCGCGCCGGGGGTCAGTCCGAGTGCCTGCCGGAATCTCCAGGCCTGCCAGGCGACCCCCTCGGTCGAGAGGTGGTCGCAGAATTTCTCGAAGTAGGGACCCATCAGGAACTCGATCAGCTCGGCCACCATCCGCGGCGCCCGGTAGCCGAGCGGGCTGTACCTCCAGTCGAGCCCGATCTGGTAGCGCCACTTCTCCTTCACGACCTGGGTGCCGATCACGCAGCCGAGCTCGCGCAGGGTGACGTAGTCCTCGACCGCCTGCTCGAGCATGGCGATCGTGAGCTTGCGGATGGGGTTCTCGACGGGCTCCATGGTTATTTTGGGAAGCAGGCGCGGAAGGCCTTCTCGAGCTCCGGGTCGTTTTTTGGATAGTCACCCTTGACCAGCAGGAGCTTGGCCAGATTCGCCCAGGCATCGCGGGTCCTGATGAGCTCCCCTATCTTGTCGAGCATGGCATCGAGGGTGGCGGTGGTGCCGCGCGGCGGCGTGGCCGGGACATTCAGCGGGTAGGCCGGGTCAGCAGGCCCCTTGAGCGGGTACTCTTTCATGACGCCCTCCGTTTTTGCCTGACGCTTCCAAAGCTGAATGTGCGGTCGAGGTAGGTGGGGTCGTTCTTTTTCAGCCAGGCCTCGCACGCCTTCCGCATGATAAGCGCATCACCGTGGCTGAATTCGGCGCCGGTCTCGCAGCGCTCGAACCGTAGATACTTTCCGTTGAATTTGGGGCTTGGATCGGTCATGTCAGGCGGAGGGAGTTGGGGTTGGTTGCTGGTTACGGGGGTTGTTGAGGTCTATTTTTAGGAACTTCTCCGGCTCATGTTCCCAGGCGGAGCGGACGAGCTCCTTGCTCAGGCCGAATGCGAGCATCGTGCGCTGGAACATGGCCCCGTTCTCGGCCAGCACCCTGACATCGACCGCCGGGACCATGACCGAGTCCGGCTGATGGATGACGTAGGGCTGACCGAGAAGGATCCTCGAAATGGTGAGTGGTTTTTTTGCGTCGGTGGTCATGGATGCTTAGGCGGCTTTCTTGGAGTAGTTCTTCTGGCGGTGCTCATCGCTGTTGGAGTACTTCCGGTCGGTGCAGTCGCGGAAGCGGGTCTTCTCCCCGTCAAAGAGGAGCTCGATCGGGCCGACCGGGCCGTTGCGCTGCTTGGCCACGAAGAGCTTGCTCGGCTCGTCGGGTTCCTCCTTGTTCCGGTTGAGCAGGAGCACGACATCAGCATCCTGCTCGATGGATCCCGACTCGCGCAGATCGCTCAGCTTGGGCTCTCCCCGGCGCTCGGCCTCCCGGTTCAGTTGGGCCAGGGCGATGATGGGGATGTCGAGCTCCTTGGCCAGGGTCTTGAGCCCGCCGGTGATGTCGGCAATCTCGAGCGCCCGGTTGGCATCACCCCGTTTGGAGGGGCAGCGCATCAGTTGGAGGTAGTCGATCACGATCAGGCCGATCTTGTGCTGGAGCTTCAGCCTCCGGGCTCGCGCCCTCAGGGCGTAGAGCGAGAGGCTCGGGGTTTCGTCGATCCAGATG